CGGGGGATCACTCCCCCGCCGGGCCTTTCGCGTTTCCGCGCGCTTGCCCTGTCACGAACGCAGGCGCGGGAGGGCGGCCCGGAGGGCGTACAGGACCGCGTTGTCTGCGGCGGCGCGGTAACGCGCCATACGCTCCTCCGCGCGGCGGCGCTCGGTCGCGGACGCCGAGAGGCACGTGCTCAACTGGTCGGCGGCGCGGGCCAGCTCGCGGTCAACTTCGGCGATGGCGGCGCGGGTCGCGGCGTCGGGTCGCACGGGTCGGATCTCCTGCGGGGAACCTGGGGCGCGAAAAGGAGCGACCCGCCGGAACGTCCGGCGGGTCGATCGGGTTGCTGCTTGGAAGACCGCTGGGGTTGCGCTGGGCGGGTCAGACGGCGATCTTCGCTGCGGCGGCGGGCAGGCCGTGCTCCGCCGACGGCGTCGCTCGCGGGCGTACTCCTGGCGTCCGCAGGGCGACGGGGGCCGGCGCCGGCCCGCACGACGCCGCCGGGCGGCCGATGCGGATCTCAGGCGGCCGCCCGGCCCTTCTCCTGGGGCCGCAGGGCGTCCTGAGCGGCGCAGACGCTGGCGCCGGTCTGGCCGCTGAACGTCTTGCCCGGCATCGCGGCCAGTATGTCCACCAGGTGCGCCCACACCCTGTCGGGCGACTTGTGCTTGGCCACCAGCCCGGCCAGCATCTCGGCCACGTCTTCTGGGTGCTTGTCCGCCCATGCGGCGGGGTTGATGACCGGGCCGCCGGCCTCCACGGGGGCCGCGCGCCGGGCCGGCTTGTCGCCCTTGTCGGCCCTCCGCTCCAGCCGCCTCCGCTCCAGCCGCCGCCGCTTCGCCTCCGCCTCCGCCTGCCGCCTGTCCGCCTCGCGGGCTTCCTGCTTGGCCCGCGCCGCCTCGCGGGCCGCCAGCTCCTGCTCGAACCGCCTCCTGTCGGCCGCCTCGCGGGCCTCCTCCGCCGCCGCCTTGGCCGCCGCCTTGGCCGCCGCCGCCTTGGCCTTGGCGTCCGCGTCGTCGCCCTTGGCCGCCTCCCGCTCGGCGTCCTTGGCCGCCTGCTCCTTGGCCTTCGCCTCCGCGTCCGCCGCGTCCTTGGCCGCCTTGGCTTCCCGCTCCGCCGTGGCCTTGGCGTCCGCCTCCGCCTTGGCCGCAGCGGCCTTGGCCTTACGCTCCGCCTCCAGGGCCGCAGCGCGCTCCCGCACCAGCGCCTGGCACTGCTCCACGGTGCCCTTGCGGGACTCGCCGGCCTTAACGGCGGCGTCGAACAAGTCCAGGCACTTACGCTCCAGGCCCGGGAGCAGGGTGTACGTCTCCGCCGGGGTGCCGAACTGGTGCTGCTCCAGGAGCAGGGAGTAGGCGTCCGTGTAGTGCCCGTACGGCACGTCCAGCTTGAGCCCGCGATCCTCCACCAGCAGGCGGTGGGCGTGGTAGCACCTGATGAGCCGGTTCACGTCCACGTCCTCGCTGGCCAGCGGCAGCACCTGCGCCTCCACCGCCTTGACCGCGACGCTGCGGTCCTTCAGCCCGGCCGCCAGCCGGAGCCGGATGTAGGCGTGGTAGTGCTTGCCGGCCAGCAGTTTGCCCTGGCGGGCCGCCTCCTCGCCCCTGGCGTACTCCCTGGTGCCCTGCTTCAGCTCCGCCGCCGCCTGCTTGTTCAGGCCCGCCACCCGCTCACCCTCCGCCTCCGCCGCGTCGGCCGCCTCCCGCTCGGCGTCGTCTGCGGCCCGCCGCGCTGCGGCGTCCGCCCGCCGCTCCTCCGCGTGCTGCTCGGTGGCCGCGTCGCCCGCCGCCACGCCGTTCCGCCCCGCCGCCGCCACGCCGTTGCTGCTGCTCATGATGCTACTCCGGACTTGGTTGTGCGTGAGGTCATCTGGCCTCGTCAGCAGGGGCACTACCCCTGTACGGCGGGAGGGGCCGCCGTTTCGGCCTCGGTCGCCGCCCCCGGCAGGACGAAGTTGTCGCGGGCGGCGGAGCAGTCGGGGCGGGGCCACTCCGCGTTGTCGCCGGGGGTGGGGGCCGGGCGGCAGAGGCGCCGCTCGGCGTGTGGGTCGTCGTGCTGACTCATGGTCGCTACTCCCAGGCGGGAAAGGGTTTTCGTCGCCGGGCATCCTTGCCCACACCCATCTTTCCTCGCGAACAACGCGAAGTCAACCGGCTTGCAACAAAATCTTGTCGCGATGACACCTGAACCGCAACTTCCTCGCGTGCGCGCGATAGATCCCAGTGGCGAGGCGTTGAGGCGTCAGCGAAAGAGGATCGGCGAAGTGCTGAAATCCCGCGAGATGGGCCGGAGTCTCATGAGACTTTCGCGCCGGCCGCGCCGTTGGCATCGGCGTTGCTCCGCGCGCAAGCGTCGTGTGTTGGTGTACGGTGTACGCTAACGCGGCCAAGCTAGTGTCACGTGTCACCCGTACACTATGGACTAGTGGACGTAAGTGCAGTTAGGTGTAGGGGATAGGGAGAGGGGGGAAGGTCAGACATTTTGTCTGACATAGACAAGCGAACCTTCCAGCTCGGTGGAGGAATGCCGAACATGTTGCAGGCACACGATTTGCGCCGACGACCCTACCCCATGGCCCCCCGAACGTGCGCCACCAGTGTTCATATACCCCTCCCGGGTTTTTTCCCCATCCTGAAACAGGATGCCGTTGCGGCGTCGTCGTTTGCGTCACGTTGTCGGCGTTAACTTTGCATTACCAAGACGTTGCGCACCCCGCGTGCGCATAAACGAACACAGGGCTATACCCCGTGTTGGAGTACGGCCCTATGTACGGCGTCGTGATAACTGGTGTACCTGTCTTTCTTGTTCCACCGATTGATGATTAAGAAATGGCGCTGCCGAACAATGAGCGAGCCGTTAACCTCAATGCTTCCATCTGTGATGTTCTGCCTGGCATGGGACATCAACCAGCGCTTCGGCGTCGCGTTGTCCTTCGACTCATCCACCCCAAGTTCGAGCCGGTGGTTGGAGGCGCATCGACCCCGGGCCAACGCGGCGAAAAGCCGGCTGAGTCCCGGGGTCCGCACGTTCGATCCGTATGGCTCGGAGTGTGCGTTGGGGCCGGTGGTTTTGTTGACGCAGTTACGACCCTTTCACCCGTCACTGCGCCGGCGGGGGACGTGGGGTTCGCTACGCCCCGATGCAGCTAGACCTCCCTGCACGCGGGCCGTTCGTCGTCACCTTACCCGCGCCGCCGGACCGGAACTCTCGGGCGTCTTCCACCGCCACCGACCCTCCGGTTTCCTGGGTCTGCGCCTCCGCGCCCTAGCTCCGCGCTGACGGGCTCCTCGGGAAGGCTGGCCGAGTTCGGGCAACCTGGCCCTATGTCTCCCGCATAGTAACCGGCCGCTGACGAGAAGGCAACACGAATAAGTCGCATTTTTGTTGTTTTCCCGTTGACGCCGCGTTACTAAGTGTACACAATGCCAGATGCGGGGTGGAAAAAGCGGGAAGAGTCAAGGGGTGGATGATGCCGGAACAGACCCAAGGATCGGGCAACCAGGGGGCAGGGACGCCCCCGACCTTCCAGGCGCAGACGCCGCCGGAAAGCCCGGCGCCGCAGCAGGCCCAGACGAGTCCTCCGCCGGTGAGTGGCGCGGGGGTGGGTGCGCCGGGGCCAACGCCTGGCGCCTCCCAGGCAGCCCAGGAACAGTCGGTCCGCGACTACCTGGCCGAGCGCGGCCTGGACCTGCGTAATCATTACCAGGACGACCACGCGGTCCTCAACCACCTGGCCGAGGTCGCGCGGCAGGCGCAGGAGCTGGCGCAGTACCAGCCCTACGTCCAGCAGTACATGCAGCACGCCGGCCAGTTCCAGCAGTGGCTGGCCGAGCAGCAGCGGCAGAGGCAGGCGCAGCAGGCCCAGCAGCAGCAGTGGTGGAACGCGCCGGAGTACGACCCGTCCTGGGCTAGCAAGATCTACCGGGACGAGCAGGGCCAGTACCGCGTCCTGCCAGGCAACGACCCGGCGATCATCAACAAGTACCTCGCCTGGGCCGAGCACCAGAAGGGCTTCTTCGACAAGTTCGCCCGCGACCCGATCGCCGCCATCCGGCCGGGCATCGAGCAGGTGATTCAGGAGGTGGCGGGGCGGATGGTGCAGCAGCACCTGGGCCAGTACCAGGAGCAGACCGCCGCCCAGACGTTCATCGAGCAGAACTCGGACTGGCTCCACGAGAAGGACCAGTCCGGGCGGGCGGTCCTGGACCCCAGGACCGGGCGCCCAGCGCTCTCCTCGTTGGGCCGCCAGTTCGCGCAGTACGTCTTCGAGGCCGAGCGTCTCGGCCTCCAGGACACCGCCAGCCAGCAGCGCTACGCGATGGGGCTGGTGCAGCGGGACTTCCTCCTCGCGCGGGCAGGGCAGGCCCAGGCGCCTCCGCCCGACGCCGCGCCGGGGCGGAACCCCGCCGCGCAGCAGTTCCTCCAGCAGGCGGCGCAGCAGCGGCAGCAGCCGCAGGTGCAGCAGCCGCCGGGCAACTCGAACGGGTCCTACCAGTCGCCGTCCGGGCCGACCCAGCGGGGCTTGCAGGAGCTGCTGATGCGCGAGTTCGCGGCGGCCGGGATTCAGCCCGGCCAGCAACTAGTCTGACCGGTTGACCCACAGACGGGGAGGCTGAGCCATGGCCGAGTGGAGTCGGATCGTAAACACTACGATCCACAAGTTCATCCGGGAGCAGGAGGTTAACGTCCTCCGCAACCGGAAGATGCTCGCGCTGCTGAAGCAGCGGGGGCGCATCACCTTCAACCACAGCGGCGACCTGCTGGATTGGAAGGTGCGGTTCAAGCGGGTTCCCATGACCGGCTACGCCGACATGGACACCCTGACGTTCACCAGGCGGGACCGCTGGAAGACGGCCCAGCTGGACTGGCGCGGGTACGCCGCGACCGACGCGATGACCAAGCGCGAGCGGCTGATCAACAAGAACACCGAGGCGATCGTCAAGGTGTACTCCGAGATCGCCACCAACCTCATGGAGGACATGGAAGATCAGTTCGGGGACGAACTGTACGTTGACGGGAACGCGACCGGCAACAGCAAGCGCATCCACGGCCTGGAGTCGTTCCTCGGCGACACCGGCTCCGAGGCGGCGGCCGGCTACGTCTACGTCCCGTCGGACAGCTACGCCGGCCTGAGCACCGCGCTGGGCAACTACGGCGGCAACTGGAGCACGGTGTCGTCCAACGTCAACTGGCCGAGCGGCACGGGGGACGCCCACTACGACTTCTGGACGCCGCTGATCGTCAAGTACACCTCGACGAGCTTCAGCGCGGCCACGCACAACTGGGCCAACCAGTGCCGCGAGGCGCTGCGGTTCGGGATCATCAAGGGCCGCCGGAACAAGTCCCGCAAGGGGATGATGGACACGGTGTTCCTGGAGAACGAGCTGTACCGCCTGTTCGAGGAGAAGCTGGAGACGAACGAGCGCCTCGTCGTCACGCGCGGCGAGGACCTCGGCCTCTGGTCGCTCGGCTTCAAGGACTTCGTGAACTTCGAGGGCTGCGAGGTCACCTACGAGTACGGCGTGCCGACCAACCTCGGCTACGGCCTGTGCCTGGAGTGCATGGAGCTGTGCTCGCTCCAGGGCCAACTGTTCGTGCCCGAAGGCCCGGACTTCGACCCGGCCACGCAGACCTGGCGGTTCTCGATCGACTTCTTCGGGAACCTGCGGACTTCGTCCCCGCGCAACTTCACCAAGTGGAAGAACTAAGGAGGGTTCGACCATGCCTAAGTACGAAAGCCTCCCGTTCGCGCGGGGCGAGTACCAGACGGACGACTCGGCCAACCTGGTAAACCCCTCGCTCAGCCTCGGGGCTCAGGTGGGCCGCACCTACGAGATCGAGGACGTGGACTGGAACGCGGTCGGCGGCGCGAAGCCGCAGCGCTCCGGCAAGATTATCAAGCTCCGCCTGGTGAAGAACACCGGCACGGCGGCGATCCTGCCCAAGCGGCTGACGAAGTACGACCTGACGGCCGGCAACTTCGGCTCCTGCGTCATCGCCCACACCAACGTGACGGCGGAGGACTGGGCGGGCGTCGCCGACGAGTTCCTGCCGTCCACCGGCGTGCCGGCCAACGGGTACTTCTACATCGTCACGGAAGGCCCGTCGATGATGACGACCCCCGTGGCGGGGGCGGACTTCAACGGCGACATCGCGGTGGGCAACCCGCTGGTCGCCGCGACGGCGGCCGCGTCCACCGGCACCACGGCCGGCCGCCCGCAGAACCGCAACATCACTGCGTCCACGCAGACGGGTGACTACACGTCCGTCGTCAACAACGCCGCGAACCAGCTCGGGCGCGCGCTCAGCGCCGCGACCACGGGCAACACCAACACCGACATCCTGGTGGACGTCGGCATGTGGTGAGATCTACCTCCCGCGCGCCGGGTGCGGCCGCGAAAGCGGACGCCACCCGGCGCCAAGCACAGGCGGGCCGGCGCCCGGCGGCGGCTCATAACCACCGCGAGCGACGTTCGGCCCGTCGGCCTGCGACCCGACGGAAATACCCAACCCGGAGTTGGGCTCTGAGCGCCGGAAGGGCGTGCGGGGTGGGGAGGTCGGCCGTTCGGCCCCACGCCGGGACGCCGAGGGCGGCGTCCCGGAACAGAGCCCGAACACAGGCGGAGGCGGCGATGGCCGAGTACCTGCTGGGCACGGACCCGAAAACGCCGCTGACGCTCCTCCGCCAGAAGGTGGACGTGTCGGCCAGCGGCGCGCTGATCGCCGCCGCCGCCGGCAAGAAGATCCGCGTGCTGGCCCTGTCGCTCGCGGCGACCACGTCCGGCACGGTCAAGTTCCAGTCGGCCTCCAACGACCTCACCGGCGACATGAATATCCTCGGCGGCACGCCGCTGGTCATGCCGTACAACCCGGCCGTATGGTTCGAGACGAACGCCGGCGAGGCGTTCAACGTGACGCTCGCCACGGTCACCAACCTGTCGGGGACTATCACCTACATCCTGGACTCGTGAGCTTGGGAGGGCTCATGCCGAAGTATTCGATCCTCGTGGCCACGTTCCCCTACGGCGGGCTGGAGCACACCAAGGCTTCGCGGTGGTACACGAGGCTGATCCTGAAGCTGAAGGCGGACAGGCGGATCGGCGAAGTCCACTGCGCGGACGAGGACGACACGCCCATTTCGATGACGCGGAACAAGGCGTGCCGCCAGGCCCAGCTGCTCGGGGCGGACTTCGTCCTCATGATGGACTCGGACACGATCGGGGACTACCAGGCGACGAAGCCGTTCTGGGATTCCAGCTTCGAGTTCCTCCTGGGGCACGGGGGGCCGGCGATCGTCGCCGCCCCCTACTGCGGGCCGCCGCCCAACGAGAACGTCTACGTCTTCCGCTGGCGGAACCGCCAGTCGGACCACCCCGGGGAGACGGACTTCCGGCTGGACCAGTACACGCGCGAGGAGGCGTTCGAGCGGGCCGGGATGGAGGAGGTGGCGGCGCTGCCAACGGGGCTCATGCTGTTCCACACGGAGGCGCTGGCGAAGGTCCCGATCCCGTGGTTCGATTATGAGTATTCGGACGAATACTGCACCAAAAAGGACACCACGGAAGACGTGTACTTCACCCGCAACGCCAGCCTGGAGGGCGTCCCGGTCTACTGCAACTGGGACTCCTGGGCCGGGCACCGCAAATGGAAGGTCGTCGGCAAGCCGGAGATCCTCACGGCCGACGCGCTTCAGCTGCGGGCGAAGAAGGCGAAGGGCCGCGCGGTCCGGTCCGACGAGAAACTGATCGATGTCCGCCCGGGGAGGTGACCTGTGGAGTCGCTGAAGGCCGAGCCGCGAGGCTTCAACGTGAAATCGCACGTCCTGGTCGAGCCGCACGAGAAGGCGATGGACCGCTTCGACAAGGCGATGGACCGCGTCGATCAGACCGTCGGCAAGATGCTGGTGCGCATCGACGGCGGGCTGGAGCGCGTCAACGAGAAGACGATCGCCGAAACCTTCGTCTCCGGCCTCCTGGTCGGCCTGCTGATCGCCGTCCTCTTTTCCGTCGTGCGGAGGGTCAACTGATGAAGTCCCAGAACGTCGGCCTGCTGGCCCTCGCCCTCGCCGGGTTCATGGTCTACGACTCCGCGCGGCAGGCGCCGAAGGAGCCGGTCTGCCCCGGGCCGAACTGCCCAGCGCCAAGGCCGAAGCCGGCGCCAAGGCCCGCGCCGAAGCCAGCGCCTAAGCCGCCGGAACCGGAGCCTAAGCCGCCGCGCCGCCCGTGGGGGGAGAACAGGGCCGCGCCGGTCGGCGCGCAGGTGGGCGGCAACGTCAGCCCGGACGGCACGGAGATCGACTGCGACCTGCCCGGGTCGGAGCACCTGAAGAACAAGGGCGGCAGAGACGGCGCCGGGCTCTGCGTCTTCACGAGCATCGACCACGCGGCCAGGTGGCAGAACGTGCCGCAGCTGGTCGGCTTCCGCGACTGGATGACCAGGCACCCGGGCGGCGGCTACCCGCAGAAGGTTGACCAGATGATCAAGATGATCTGCGAGGAGCGCGGCATGCCGGTGCCGGACTACATCCAGGCGGAGCGCGTGGACCCGGAGCTGCTCAAGCGCGCCTGCGCGTCCGGCCGCATGCCCGGGGTGACGTACTCCCGCAGCCCGACCGGGCGGTACGGCGGCGGGCGGATCGCGCACATGGTTTCGCTGCCGCACGCGGACGACAGGTGGTTCTGCGTGCTGGATAACAACTACCCCGGCGAGGACAAGTACGAGTGGATGACCCCCGAGGAGGCCCGGCGCGCCGGCATCCTTGAGTGGGCCGTCATCCTGCTCGCGCCGCCCCCGCCCCCGATGCCCAGGAACAGGACGTGAGGTCACGACGATGCGAACGCTGATTCTCGCCGCCGTGACGGCGGCGTTGGTTTGGGCCGGTCCCGCCGCGCTCGCGCAGTGCGGCGGCGACTCCTGCCGCGTGCCGGGGCCGGAGGTTACCGCGCCGCCCGGCACCAACAAGGGTCCGGACGACGACGGCTGGTACTGGAACGTCGAGGGCGCTTACCGCTGGCGCTGGGTAGACAAGGCCACCGGAAAGCCGCTGGAGGCTCGCCGGACCGCGCCGCCCGCCGAGCAGAATTACGGCGTGGACCGCGCGAAGCTGGACGCCTCCAAGCAGAGGTTCTACCGCCGTGGCCGCGAGATTTCGCGCGACCAGGCGCTCAGCCTGGTGACCGGTAAGGATATCCCGGACGACGCCAACAGGCTGCGCCTGACGGTGATCGGCGACGAGGCGGCCCGGCGCGAGGTGATTATGGACCTGGCCACCCACCCGGCGCTGACAGGGTGGGCGGACAAGCTGACGGTGCAGTCCTACGAGCCTTCGCACTGGGCCGTCTCCGGCTTCAGCGCCGGCCCCGGCACGACGGTCTACCTTCAGCTGCCGGACGGCACCGTGCTCCACCGGCAGGGCGACTACCAGGACGGGGCCGAGGGGCTCGCGGCGGCGCTGCGGAAGGCGGACCCATACTACGACCCGTACCGCGACCCGGACATGCGGCGTCCCGACGTGAGGCCCGACGGCGGCGCGTCGCCCATCGACCTGTCCAAGGTGCCCACGGTCGCCTGGGCGATCGGCGCCTTCGGGCTCTTCATGGCGCTCAAGAAAGAGGAGAAGTGAACGTGGAAGCGTACCTGCCGCAAATCATCAGCTTCGTGCTCGGCGTCGTGGTGCCGGCCCTCCTGCACCGCTTCGGCGTCAAGGTGCCGGTGATTGTGCCGGACACGAGCGTCGCGCCGGGGGCCAAGCCCGCCGTGGACGTGCCGGCGGTCGCCTCCGCCCTGACCGACGCCGTCGAGTGGGTGCTGCGGGCGCGCTCCGGCCAGTTCGCCGTGACCGACGCCGACAAGAAGGCGCTCGCGACGTTCCGCCAGCTGGCGGATGAGATCATCGGCGCCAAGTAAAGGAGGCCGCAATGGCGTTGTCTTCGATCTGCGTAGACATCGAAACGTTCAACTTCGCCGCTAACTTCGGGATCATCCTCTGCGCGGTGATCAAGCAGGACGGCAACGACCCGATCGTCTTCCGTCACGACAAGCTGTGCAAGACCTGGAAGACGAGGCGCTCGGACGACTCCGCCATAGCGGCGGCGGTGGCCAGGGAATTGTCAAAGCACCCGATCTGGGTGGCGCACAACGGGAAGAAGTTCGACCTGCCGTACATCAACACGCGCCTGCTCCGCGCCGGCATCCCGCCGCTGCCGAAGCCGAAGGTGATGGTGGACCCCGTCGAGCTGGCCCGCAACAACCTGCGGATGAGCTACAACTCGCTCGACCAGATCTCCAGCCTGCTGGGCGTCAACACCAAGACGGAGGTGGACGCGCAGATCTGGTGCCGGGCGGCCTTCGACGGGGACCGCGAGGCGATGGACTACATCGTCGAACACTGCATCCAGGACGTGGTCATCCTGGAAACCGTCGTGGACAAGCTCAAGGATTTGTCCGGCGGCTTCAACCAGTACGGCTCCGGGAGGTGAATATGGGCGGTTGGGCGCCGGGCGATGCCGTGGGCGGGGCGGCGCCAGGTTGCACGCCGGCCGTTTGCTTCTTGAGGTGACCCGTGGCCGACGAGATCTCTGACGCCGCCAACGCCGCGACCATCCTGATCGTGGCCTTCCTGCTGGTCGTGTTCGTGGCTTGCGGGTGCGGCGTGTGGAATTAAGGAGATGACCCATGGATGGGCGAGGCGCCTTCTTCTACCGGCCGATGGTGATGTGGCTGATTCTGTTGATCGCCGCCGCGCTGTGCCTGGTGCTGGCCGGCAGCGAAGGGGTGATGGAATCACCGGCGTGCGGCCGCCGCGCCCGCAAGGAAGGGGCGACGCCGGTCTGCCCGATCACGGGTCTGCCCGGCTGCCAATGCGGCTGCCTGAAAGGCTGGCCGTGTGTGTGTATCGCCGCGCCGGCGAAGGCGGACGCCGGCCGAAAATGCTGCTGTTGCGACAGGTGACCCATGACGATCGCGGTCGAGGCTGTCACGGTCTGCGTCCACTACGCGGATTTCCTGGCGGAAACCGTGAGGTGGAACCACCAGCATTTTGACCACTGGACCATCATTACGACCCCGGATGATAAGGAAACCATCGAGTTGTGCCGCCGGTGGAACCTTGGCTGTATCACCACCGGCGAGTTCTACAGCGAAGGGAAGTTCAACAAGGGGCGCGGAATCTCCCTGGGGCTCAACTACATCAACACGGACGCCTGGGTGCTACACCTCGACGCGGACATTGTGCTTCCGCCGCAGTTCCGGCGAATGCTCACGGTCGCCGGCCTGGACAGGGAGTGCATCTACGGCTGCGACCGCGTGAACGTGCGGTCCTGGGAGGAGTGGCAGGAGTTCCAGCGCCGGGGTTATCTGCACGCGCAGCACGGCTACCACCTGTGCTGCAACTTCCCCGAGGGCAAGTCGGTCGGCACCAGGGTGATTCGCGGCAAGCACGGGTACGTGCCGATCGGCTTCTTCCAAATGTGGCACAACAAGGAGGGCATCCACTCGGGCATGCGGTGGAAGGACTACCCGGACTGCAACTCCGACGCCGGCCACTCCGACATCAAGTTCGCCATGCACTGGGACCGGCGGAGGCGTATCCTGCTGCCGGAAGTCGTCGTCCTCCACCTGGAGAGCGAGCCGGCGCCGATGGGGCACAACTGGAAGGGGCGGAAGACGAAGCGGTTCGGCCCGGAGCCTCCCGCCCCGCCGCAAACCGCCGCGCCGAGCTGAGGGGGTTAGGACGTGCCCAAGCCCAAGAAGATCCCCGCCTCCGTCCGGCGCGCCCTCGCGGGGGCAGGAGTGCAGATACCGCAGGTGGCCGAACTGGTATCCCACTTCATGGCGGCGGCGGGCGGGGCGCTGGCGCTGGCGAAGATGCTGCTGGAGGAGTACCTGAACGCGAAGCCGGGGAGCATCATCCGGCAGCGGATCCTGGACAGCGTCCTCCGCATGCTGAATATCGCCAACCAGGCGATGGGCGGCAGCGAGGAGATCGACCTGGTCAACGACGCGGACCTGGAGTCGGAGCTGAAGCGTCTGATGGAGCAGATGCCTGATGGCGAAGAAGAGGCCGGCCCGGCGGAAGGGGCCGGAGCAAACCCTGGAGAGCCTGCCGGACCCTGACCGGGCGCCGCGCAACCGGCCGCAGCCGAAGGTCGTGCCGCCGGCCCGCCTGCCAACGGACCCCGACCCGGGCGTCTCGGTGGACGCGGACCGCGTCACGCTCGACGAGGCGGACCTGTACGGCAAGGGCTACGTCTCGGCGTTCACCCTCCAGCGGACGCGGACCCTGGTGAACGAACTGGCGAAGCGCCGCGTCGAGGCGCTCAACCTGTTTGAGCCGCTGCCCGAGCAGGAGCGGTTCCTTGCGTGTAACTCCCCGTATCGCATCCTTAGAGGTAGTAATCGAAGCGGCAAGACCCTCACGGCGGCGGTCGAAGTCGCCAGGGCGGTAACCGGGCAAGACCCCTACGGCAAGTACCCCGTCCGGGACGGCTGCTGGTTCCTCGTCGGCAAGGACCAGAAGCACCTCGGCAAGGTGATGTACGCGAAGCTGTTCCGGCCGAACGCCTTCAAGATTATCCGCGACCGGCACTCCGGCCGGTGGCGCGCCTTCCGCCCCTGGACTCCGGAGGACGCGGCGCGGGAGGGCGAGGCCAGGCCGGCGCAGCCGCTGATCCCCAAGCGGTTCGTGGCGGAGGTCGGCTGGGAGAACAAGAAGGAGAACGTCCCCAACGTCATTCGCCTTACCAACGGGTGGGAGTTGTACTTCTTCTCCTCGCTGGGCAAGCCGCCGCAGGGGAGCCCGATCGACGGCTTCTGGTTCGACGAGGAGATCATCGACCCGGCCTGGTACCCGGAGATGGCGGCCCGCATCGTGGACCGCAAGGGTCGGGGGATCTGGTCGGCGACGCCGCAGGCCGGCACCGACCAGTTGTACGAGTTGCACGAGCGGGCGGAGAAGGAGCGCGTAGATAAGCCGGAGGGCAAGCGGCGCATCAGCGAGTTCGTCGTCCTCCTCTCGGAGAACAAGCACATCTCCGACGAGGCCCGGAGGGAGTTCGCGGCGGACCTGACGGACGAGGAGGCGCGGGTCCGCGTCGGCGGGGAGTACGCGATCACGAGCTACAAGGTCTACCCGACCTTCAACATGCTCATCCACGGCCACCCGCTCAAGGAGGTGCCGAAGCACTGGACGCGGTACGCCTACGTTGACCCGGGCCACCGCGTCTGCGCCGTGCTGTTCGTCGCGGTCCCGCCCAGGGACGAGGAGGACATCGTCCTGCTCTACGACGAGCTGTACCTGCGCGAGACGAACGCGGCCCTGTTCGGCGAGGCGATGCGGCGGGCCTGCGAGGGGCAGGTTTTCCAGGCGTTCGTCATGGACCCGAACATGGCGCTGACGACGCAGGTGGCCGCCGGCAAGACGGTGATGCAGCAGTATTCGGAGGCGCTCCAGCAGAACAAGGTCAAGAGTCTCGCCACCGGCCACGGCTTCATCCTGGCGAACGACGACGTGATGGCCGGCGTCCTGGCGGTGCAGGGGCTTCTGCGGGTGAGGGAGAACGGCAAGGCCAGGCTGCGGGTTATGGAGCAGAAACTGCCCAACTTCCTCTACGAGATCAAGCGCTACCACAGGAAGCGGGTGGCGGGTGTCGTGCAGGAGGCGCCTGACCAGCGGAAGGACAACCACATGATGGACGACCTCCGTTACATGGCGCTGCACGACCCGAAGTTCGTGCCGCGCAAGGAGGAGAAGCGGCCGGTGGGCGGCCCCCTGGAGTCCTTCCGGCTGAAGATGCAGCGGAAGAAAGACCGGGACGGGCCGCACGTCATTCACCTTGGCCCTGGCGGGAGGTTGTACTGATGCTGAACGACGTTGAACTGTCCGTGGCCGAAACCGCCCAGTCGCTGCACAGGCTGAACGATCAGTTGTGCGGCCGCGAGCCGGAGCCGTGGGAGGGGCTGGCCTACGAGCATCAACTGCCCTGGCTGGCGCTGGCGTCGCGCGGCCCGGCGAAGATGCAGGGGATGGAGGGCGCGCGGCTGCGCGACGTGGCCGCCCAGTTGTGGAAGCTGGCCTGCGCCCCCGAGGACGCCGACGGGGCGGAGCAGGTGTTCTACCAGACGCCGGACGACGGCTTCCGCCTCCGCTGGGAGGCGATCGCCAGGCACCTGCACACGCTGATCGACTGCGACGAGTTGTCCTCGCCGGAGGAGTCGGAGCGGATGTGGCTGGACTGGTACAGCAAGAAGGCGAATTACCTGACCGTGGCTGCTGCGGGAGGCTGAAATGGCGAAGGCTGAAATGGCGAAGGCTGAAATCGGTGAGGTGGTGTGGTGGTACCCGGACGGCGACAAGGCGGCGTCGCCGCACCCGGCCGTCGTGACGGCGGCCGGCGAGCACGCCCTGACGCTGAACGTCATGGGGCCGGACATCAAGACGTTCCGGATCGAGGACGGCGTCCATCACATCGACGACCCCGCGTGCCGCAGGCTGGAGACGCGGGACTCCGGCGGCTGGGACCACACGGAGCGGACGAAGCGGCTGGAGAAGTTGTTCAAGGAACTCGGAGGGAAGTGATGTGCACGCCACGGCCGGAAGACGTGAAGCGGATCGCCAACGACTTCGCGCGTCACAAACTGACCGGGGGGCTGGCGCGGGCCGGGCGGTACGGGGCGATCCGCTCCCGGACCCACGACCTCGCGCGTCGCCTTCTCACGCTTTGTCCGCCCGGCCTGGGGCGGGCCGTCTTCTCGGCGAACGCCTTCTTGGCGAACGCCGCGATTGCCAGCGATGAGAAACCGAAGGGTTGAAGCCGGAGTAGCCAGGGATGGCGGACGCACTCAGACCTGTTGTCGGGCAGTGGCTCAAGCTGCTCCAGCTCGCCTACGAGCACAAGAAGGCGGAGTTCGACGACGACGCCCAGGAGTGCATGCGCTTCTTCGACGGCCCTTACGACTGGCTGTACAAGCCGCGCGGCCCGAACAGCGGCGGCTTCGACGTGGACGAGATGGAGATGCGCGCGCCCAGCGTGCGCATCACCATCAACAAGACGGCGGAGTTGGTGCAGCTGTTCGGCCCGGCGTTATACCACAGGAATCCCGTCCGCAAGGTGAACCCGCGCCAGGTCGTGCAGCCGCCGATGTCGATGTACCCGAATGTCCAGGCGGACCCGGTCGCGCGGCAGCGGCTCCAGCAGGACATGATGCTGGTGCAGCAGGGGGCCGAGATCGACAAGGCGCGGGCGGAGCTTCTGGAGAAGTACCTCAACTACACCCCGACGCCGCTGGACCTGAAGAACAACTCCCGGTGGACGATCACGGAGGCGCTCATTAAGGGGATGGGCGTCCTGTGGACGCAGCGGCACCGGCCGCCGGGGGCGACGCAGACGTGGGTGGGGAGCTTCCACGACTCCGTGGACAACCTCCTCATGGACCCCGACGCGGCGAAGATCTCCGACGTGAAGTGGATCGCCCGCCGCCGCTGCCGCCCGGCGTGGGAGGTGGCGCGGGAGTTCAACATCCCCGTCGAGAAGCTGCGGGCGTCGCCCGGCCTGGAGAGCAGCACCCAGCAGGCTGCCGTCGCCACCGACCCGGAGCAGGAGTACAAGCGGAAGCAAGGGCGGACGGCGGACCTGATCGTCTACTGGGAAGTCTACAGCAAGATGGGGATGGGCGGCCGGCTGGTCAGCATCCCCGAGCAGTGGCGGAAGAAGTTCGACATGTTGGGGGACTACGTCTACCTGGTGGTCGCCGAGAGCTGCCCCAACTACCCGCTCAACATCCCGCCGCCCCTGTGCGACCTGTTCGACGAGGGGCAGGAGCAGCTGCTCCGGCAGGCGCTCCCGCTGGTCCAGCAGCAGACGGGGTGGGAGACGCCGTACTGGGCGGACAACGCCTGGCCCGTCAGCTTCTTTTCCTTCCACTGGCGGCCGGGCAAGCTGTGGCCCATGAGTCACCTGAAGCCGGGGCTGGGCGAGCTGAAGTTCCTCAACTGGGCCTACAGCTTCCTCGCGGCGAAGGTGCGGGTGTCGGCGCGGGACTTCGTGGCGATCGCCAAGAGCGCCGGCGAGGAGTTGAAGGAGATCATCAAGCACGGCTCTGACTTCACGGTCATCACGCTGGAGCAGGCGCTGGGTCCGATCAACCAGGTCGTCCAGTTCTTGCAGCACCCCGGGTTCAACCCGGAGCTTTACAACGTGATCGAGCGGGTGACCCACGCCTTCGAGCAGCGCGTCGGCCTGACGGAGTTGATGTACGGCATGAGCGCCCGCCAGATGCGCTCCGCCCAGGAGGCGCAGATCAAGAGCGACGCGATCAACGTCCGCCCCGACGACATGGCGAACTGCGTCGAGGACGCGATGACGGACGTGGCGCGCAAGGAGGCGTTCGCCGCCCGCTGGCACCTGACGGGCGACGACGTGGTCCGGGTGCTCGGCCCGCTCGGCGCCCAGATGTGGGAGCAGTTGCTGGTGCCCAGCGACCCGGCCGGCGTCCTCTACCAGCTGGAGTACCGCATCGAGGCGAACAGCGCCCGCAAGCCGAACCGGGCTCAGGAGGCGGAGAACATGCAGCAGGCGATCCAGCAACTATTCCAGCCGCTGATGCAGTACGCCCAGATGACGGGCGACGTGAACCCGATCAACTCGCTCGTCGAGGACTGGGCCAAGTCGATCGACCTGGACGCGAGCAAGTACATGCTTCAGCCGCCTCCCCCGCCTCCACCGCCTCCCCCGCCCGGCCGGCCGCCTGGTGAGGAAAACGGCAAGGGCGGGCGGCCGCCCAAGAAAGGGGGCCAGCCGTGAGTATGCTCCTGGACGCGCTGGGCTTCGTCGGCGACGCCCTGGACCGCCCCGGCGCTGCGGTTCGCGGTCTGCTCGCCGGCCGCCCCGACCAGCTGGCCAACCTGCTGCCCGGCGCCGAGACGATCGGCCTGCTCGACCCGTCGCGGAAGGTGTCCGGCCGCGACCTGCTGCGGCAGTACGGGCTGGCCGGCGAGGACGACAACTGGGGCAACTACCTGGCCGGGATGGCGGTGGACGCGCTGACCAACCCGCTGACCTACGCCGGCCCGCTGGGGGCGGGTCGCCTGTTAGGCCGGTCGCAGCCGGCGGCCAGGCTGGACCGCTACGCCGCCCAGGCTAAGGGGCAGCCGTCCGCCGGCGTCGGCCGGATGCTGGGCAAGCGGCGCGGCTTCGACGTGATCGAGGTGGACCCGCACGCCTCGGAGATCAGCAAGATCATGGGCGGCGCCGGCGGCGGGATGCCTGTGGCCGGCGACGACGCCCTCCTCAGCACCGCCTCGCGGATGATGGAGGAGGCGCCGAGCGGGCTCCAGGGGATGTACCGCTGGAGGGACAACGTGGCGGCGTTCGTTCCCGGCGCCGACCCCAGGACGGTGCGGCACGAGGTTTTGCACGGCCTGGTGGACCAGGCCGTCAAGCAGGGGAACACCGAAGGGCTGCCCTTCCTCAGCCGACTGGCGGCCAACGCCTACGGCGACGGCCAGAACATAGGGGCGACAAGGTCCGGGCTGGCGACGCTGCTCGACGAGCTTCAGGCGTTCACCTACGAGAACAGGGGGTTGAAGGAGCAGCTGCGCGGGGCGGGGCGGTTCCTGTTCAACAACCCGCTGGGCAACCCGATCGACCGTGGCCACTACGCCTCGGTGGTCGGGGAGTTCAGCCCGGCGGCCGCGAACCTGTACCGGGCGGTCGGCTACGCCCCGCACGCGCTGGGCGGCGCGGCGACGGCCGGGCTGGGGCTCGGCCTGGCGAAGCGGCTCTGGCCCAACGGTCAGCCCGTCACGGAGGGCGAGCAATGACGAGTTACGCGGACAGGCTAGAGCGGTTCCGTCTGGCCGGCGACCCGGACTACAAGGCGATGGTCCATGCTATGCTGCGCGTCGGCCGCGCCATGCCACTGGTGAGCGACGATCCCCACCGGCAGGCGTTCTACAACGCCATGCGGCTGGACGCGGCGCCGCACGCGCTCGCCGAGATGCTGGCGCTCCAGCGGCCGCCCATGAGCAACACCGACCGGGAGTTCCTGGAGGGGCACTGCAACGGCAGCCAGTTCTCGAACGAGGAGTGGGTCGGCGACCTCTACCACAAGCAGGCGCGTGAGGCCGGCGTTGACCCCAAGGGTAAGGTGTACATGGCCGGGCTCGCCCGCTTCCCGGGCGACCCGGAAGCCTGGGTCGGCGGTCGCGGCGACGTGCAGCGGGTCTGCGAGACGCGCGGCTGGGGATGCGAGGGCTCCGTCAGCGTGACTCCCCGCGAGCGGGACACGAACCAGAAGCGCGGCGCCGTGGCGGAGGACATCGTCCGGCGGGAGATGGCCCAGGCGCTGGAGGCGGTGCCGCCGGCGGAGCGGGCCTATGTGGACACGGAAGATTTGCGCGAGCAGATCGTCGAAGCGCGGAAACCTCACTGGAGTGAGTGATGTCAAGCACGTTCCAGCCGCTGTACGCGACCTCCGCCGGGATCACGATTTCCCTCGCCAGCTTGGGGGACGGCGCCGCGCGCGAATGTACGGCGATCGATAACACCAGCAACAAGTACACGGACGCGCATGTGTACCTGGCGATCAAACTGGCGACGGGGACGCCGGGCAACAATCAGGTTATCAACGTGTACGCCTACGGCTCTGAGGACGGCACGAACTACGGCGACAACGTAACGGGCTCGGACGCCGCCCTGACGATGCGCAGCCCGACGAACCTGCGGATCATCGGCTGCATCCAGACGCCGGCCTCCGGCGCGCTGACGTGGAAGAGTCACCCCATGTCCGTGGCGCGGGCGTTCGGCGGCGTGCTGCCCAGGAAGTGGGGGATCGTGGTCGAGAACCTCACCGGGCTGGCCTTCGACTCCACGGAGGGCAACCACACCAAGACCTTCACCGGGATCAACATCCAGGGGACGTGATGCCCGATGTTCAACCTCCCAGGCTCGGTGCTGTTCGCCGACCTTGGCCACCCGCTCAACCTCGGGCGCGTGGCCTGGTGGCTCGGCCTGCCGGACACGCTGCACCCGGGCGGCTGGATCGACCTGATCCAGCACTACAACGCCGTGCGCACCTGGACCGGCGGCTTATCGACGACGGTTCGGGACCGTCAGGTACTCGGCGTGTCGGGCGACCTCCTCACCCCGTCATTCCGTGGGGGGACCAACGACAAGTTCACGGTGAACAATTTCCGGTACCCGCGAACGGCGCTCACGCTGGCGGCCTGGGTCTACCCGACCAACCTGTCATTCGGCGGCCACTCCCTGGTCGGGGACTACGTCTCGGCCGGCGCCAGATCGGTGCTCCTGCACACCTTCAACGCGAAACTGCAAGGGTACCTCACCACGAACTCTGGAATTTCGACGGCGACCTCGTCCGCCACGGTCAGTCTAAGCAAGTGGAGCTTCCTGGCGTTCACCTGGGACGGCTCAACCGTCAGGTGCTACATCAACGGGTCGCTGGACGGCACGGCCTCCCGCACGGGGACGATCACGGCGCCGCCGTTCAATCTGAACCTGGGTTTCAACACGGACGCGTTCGACTGGTACCAGGGCTACATGCTGGACGCCGGGGTTTGGAACCGCGCCCTCACGGCCGGCGAGCTGAAGCAGTACATGCACCTGACCAGCAACCTTTACGCCGGGATGCTCCACGGCGGCCCGCTCAACGTCGGCGTCGCGGCGGCCTCGACCGACGCCCTGATCCGCAACCGGCGGGCGGCCAGGGTGGCGCCCCTGGAGCCGGCGGCGGAGCACGTGTGGTAGTTTCGCGCGCGTTACCTTTGCGTTAACGTGTACTTCATGGAAGAGAGGAGTTTGCCATGGCAGGCAACCGTTTCAAGTTCACGAAGTCCGGCATCTCGACCGGGACTTCCCTCAAGACGCTGATCCAGATCGTGGCGGCGTCCAACCACAAGGTTCTGATCGATGAGTGGTCGATCAGCTTCCAGGGCACGTCGAACACGGCGTCGCCGATCCTGGTGCAGGTCGCGCGGCAGACGACCGCCGGCACGATGTCGGCGCTGACCGGCGTCAAGGACCCCGCCGACTGGGACGAGACGATGCAGACGACGGCGCAGCACACCGCCTCGGCGGAGCCGACGCTGGGCGACATCCTCTTCGAGGAGTACGTCCACCCGCAGACCGGCTACACCTGGCAGGCGCCGCTGGGCAAGGAGATCGCCATCGGCGGCGGCGGCCGGCTCGGCATCATCGTGACCGCCGGCGCGTCCGTGTCGGCCACGGTGCGCGTCGCCGGCTCCGAGTGAGCGGATAGCGGGGTGCGGCCGTGTTCTACCGCAAGTCCAGGAAGCAGCAGCGGCGGCCGGTGCCGCAGTCCGTGGCCCAGGACACGTCGATCGTTATGGGGCGCTGCCAGCGCGGCGCCTCCGGCGACCCGACGCCTTTCCTGGCCTCCGGCCGCGTCACGCGCTCGCGCTCCCTGGGCGACGACCAGCCGTCGCCGCCGGCCGTGCTGGCGAAGCGGCGCCTCTCCAGGGAGCCGTCCTACGGCCACGCGGCGATCTCCGGGGGGCGCGTCGTCCGCTCCTACCCGACCCCGGACTACGTCCCGGTGGTCCAGTGGCTGCGCGGGCGGCGGCTCTACAACCGCGACGTGCCGGACCAGTACGCGGGCCGGGCTTGGCGCCACGAGCTCCCGATGGCGCCGGAGGTGTCTGATGCTGCGGTCCGCAGAGGGCGGCTCTCCCGCTCGCCCCTGCCAGACAACCTGACGCGCGGCGGGGTGTGGCGGACAGGACCGTCAGGACCGGACCCGCCGGCGATCGTCTCCGCCCGCCCGTTCGGTCACCGGACGGTCAAGGTCTGGGCGCTGGAGGCGGTTCTGGAAGGGCGGGCCACCAGGCGCCTGCCGATGCCGGATCCGGTGATCCAGGCGGTAGTTCCAAGGCGTTTGTCCGCCACGGCCGCTCTTTCGTCGCCGGGCGGGGTGAGGCGGGGGCGGAACTTCCACACCGGCGAAAGCGGGCCTCCCGGGGAGTGCCCGATCAGGCCACGGTACGCGGACGAGGATGCGCGGGTTTCCGCCTATGCGGACGATGGGGACAGCCGGCCGGCGTTGGTTGAGGAGAGCGGCTACTCGCCGCCGGCGCCCATCTTCCGCGACGAGTGCCGCTAGGGAGCTACAGGTGCAGGTGAGCCATGAGAGTCGAACTGACGACCTGGGACGACGTGATCACCCACCTGGTTGACTGGATGGGGGGTAACCCCGGCCAGGAGGCGAGGCGGGACGCCCGCCGCGCGTCGATCCACGCGCTGCGCGAGCTGGGGAACGCGCACAACTGGACGTACTACTACGCCAAGGGGCGCCTCACCACCGTGGCGCCCTACGCCACGGGCACTATCCAGTACGACCACACCGGCGGTGCCTACGAGCGACTCGTCACCCTGACCGGCGGCCTCTGGCCGGACTGGGCGGCGAGCGGCACGCTAGACATCGGCAACGTCAACTACGAGGTGTACGCGCGGATCGACTCGACGCGGCTCCAACTCTCGACCAATAGCAACCCCGGGGCGGACATCAGCACCGACACCGCCTTCACGATCTTCCGGGACACCTACCCGCTGCCGTCAAACTTCCAGGCGATGGGCGAGCTTCAGATCGCCACCCAGTCGCGCATCCTCCACCCGGAGCACCCCTCCACTTGGCTGTCGCGGCAGCGGATCTGGCGCGGCACGGCGACGCCGTTCAGTTACGCGATCCTGGGCGACCCCAACTTCCAGAACACGCTGGCGATCGGGTTCTACCCGCCGCCCGACAACCTCTACTCGATGGACTACCTCTACAAGCGCCGCCCCAGGCAGTTGCGGCTGGACGCCTATTCGGCCGGCACGGTGACCGCAACCGCCAGCCAGACCACCATCGCCGGCTCGGGGACCGCCTTCACCTCGCTCATGGCCGGGTCGGTGATCCGCCTGGGGACGAGGACTGCCGTCCCGACCGCCCGCTGGGGCGGCAGCCCGGCGCAGGAGGAGCGGGTGGTGATCTCGGTCGATAGCGACACGGCGCTTACCGTGGACTACCCCTGGACCAACAGTTACTCGGCGGTCAAGTACCTGATCTCCGACCCGGTAGACGTGGAGGTCGGCAGCATGCTGACCGCGCTGCTGCGCAAGGCGGAGTTGGAAACGGGCCACGCCCGCAACAAGCGCGACCGGGAACAGTTGGAGCAGGTCTACCAGCGCGCGCTCATCCAGGCCCGCGAGGCGGACGCGCGAAACTTCAAGGAGGAGCGCGTCGGCGACAACCGCATCTGGCCCCTGCGACTGCGCGACTTCCCGTTGGGCCAGGACGTTTCGTGAGGTGAGTGATGTCGTTCCGGCTTCACAGGGGTGGTGGTGTGGACATAGCCAAGACGGAGCACGTCTACTGTGAGCCCGGCTCGCTGATGGTGCTCATGACGCTCGACGAGGCCAGGACCTTCGCCGCCGGCCCGCTGGGGGAGGTCGGCCGCCGCGCCTACGCGGCTGACGTGGACGGCGTGGACTACAGCGAGGTTAGATTCGGCGTGGTTGTCCCCGGAACGATTGGCAACTGCCAGAGGAGGAGTTGACATGGGTATGCCCGCAAAGCAGGCGGTTGAGATCCGCAGCTTCCCCGGCCTGGCGACGCGGCCGGACTCCCTGGACACGCCGCCCGGCGCGGCGATCGCCCAGGAGAACGTCACGTCGAACTACGACGGCCAACTTCGCAGCCGGCCGGGCGCTTCAAAAGTGACCTTCGAGGAGGAGTGAGATGAGCTGCGGAGACGAAAAGCCCGGCGGCGACTGTATCTCCGGCGCCGCCGACCGGATCTTCGGCGGGTTCCAGAAGGCGAACCCGGAGAAGTTTATCCGGGAGGCGAAAGCCCCGACCGACGCCGTCGAGAACGGCGCCCGGGCCGTCACGCTCCGGCCGCCGGCGGAGAACGTGTTCGTTCGCCGCCGGCCGCGCGAGCGCAAGAAGAAGGGGACTTGAGATGTTCCAGGGTTTCGTCGAACTGGCCGACAGTTTCACGCTGCGGTTCCTGGTCACCGACTCGTCGAAGACGCCCGTCAACCTTGACGCGCCGCCGACCTTCCGCGTCTACGGCCCGGACGGCTTCGTGTCCGGCCAATCCGGCTCCGGCGGCTTCGCGGACACCGGCATCATCACCGGCGCGTCCAACGCCAGCCCGATCGTCATCACCAGCCCGAGCCACAACCTGGCCACCGGCGACCGGGTGACGATCACCGGCGTCGGCGGCAACGCGGCGGCCAACGGCACCTGGACCGTGACGGTGCTCACCGGCAACACGTTCAGCCTCGACGGGTCGAGCGGCAACGCCGCGTATACTAGTGGTGGCGTCTGGAATGTCAGCGGCCTGTACAAGATAGACTTATCCTGTACGGGCGCCAATGGTTATGCCGCAGGCGATATCTTTGAGGTTCTCGTCCAGGGCGCGATTTCTAGCACGCCGTGGGCGGATTTGCACAGCTTCGGGGTGGTTTAGAGATGCCCCGTCAGTCGGACAACATCGGCATGCCGAAAACGCCCGTCTTCGCGCCGAACTTGAAAGGTGGCAGTAGTGTTCCTTGGTCGCTACCAACTTGGCCAGGAGGTGACGTTCCGCCTCCTGACGCGCGACCCCTCCGGTCAGCCGCTCGCCCCCACGGCGGCGCCGGTGATGACGGTGTACGCGCCGGGCGGCCGCGTGATTTCCGGGAACGCGATCCCGTCCCGCGACCGGCCGGCGGCGACCGGCCTGTTCGAGGGGCGCGTCTTCCTGTCGGAGGCGTTCACCGAGGGGCGGCACACGATCACGGTCCGCTGGCTCTACGCCGGCGCCCCCTACTGCTGCGCCTACACCTTCGAGGTGATCCCGGGCGGCGACGGCTCGGGCCAGGTGAACGCGCTCTACAGCTACGTCCGCCCCGGCGCGAGTTACCTCGTGCAGGGCAGGAGCTCGGGGCGGATCTACAAGGGGAAGAACCCGAGGGCTTGAGATGGTGAAGCTGCGAATCTTCGGCGAGCACAGGCTGGTCTGCCGCAACCCGGACGGGAAGGTAGTCTGGGTGGAGACGGTCCGAAACGGCATCACCGCCGCCGGACTGGCGGCGTTGCTCCAGGACTTCTTCGCGGCCGGCCCGCAGAAGACGGCCTGGTACATGGGGCTGATCGACAACGTCAACTTCAGCGCGCTGTCGGCCGACGACACCATGTCCAGCCACGCCGGCTGGCAGGAGTTCTCCGACTACGTCGGCGCGACCCGCCCGCAGTGGTCCACGCTGTCCGTCGCGGGCGCGGTCATCGCGAACACCTCGCCGGTGCAGTGGACGTTCAGCGTGACGCGGACGGCGCGCGGGATCTTCGTCGCTAGCAGCGGCGTCAAAGGCGAGGCCGCGAGCACCCTCTGGTCCACGGCCGCGTTCGCCACCGCGCGGACGGTCCAGGCCGGCCAGTCGCTCACCGACACCTACACCGTCCGCGCGGCAGGAGGCACCTGATGCGCCGGTTCTACCTGATCCCGTCGCTGTGCTTCCGGGCGGTGGGCCTGGGCTGGAAGTCCGAGCCGCCGGCCGCCGGCCGCTCGCGGCGCTCGCGCCCGCTCAACCTCGCCGCCATCGTCGCCCACGAGGACACGGAGCACACCGTCATCCTGTCGGACCGCCACGCCTCGTCCGGCGGCCCGCTGGCCACGGACCGCTACCGGAGGTGAGCCATGGAATACTTCGCGGCGACCTCGGACGGCTTCCTCCTGGCGGCGAACGGGATCGACCCGGTCCTCCGCTGGGACGGGCTGACGCGGCAGATGGAGGAGGCGGGCCTGGCGCCGCCGGCCACGGCGCTGACCGTCACCGGCAACAGCCTCGGCACCATCTCCGGGACGTACTACGCCTACTCCCGCTTCGTGGACGCCTACGGCAACGTCTCCGACCTCTCGCCCCTGGCCGGGCCGGTGATATTCGAGGACATCCTCAACGTCGCCTACTCGGACGTACCGGCGCCGGCCTCGGCCAAGGTGAAGCGGCGGCAGATCCTGCGCAACACGTCCGGCCAGACGAGCGTGTTCTATGTGGACATCGACACGGAAGACCTCACGTCCGCCTCCTTCACGTCCGCCAAAACGGACGCCCTGCTGCAATCGCAGGAAGCGGTGGCTCTGTTCGACGAGAAGGGGCTGCCGCTGGCCAACACCAACGGCGTTCCGCCCTCCGACAAGTCCGTAGTGGCGGCGCACCTGGACCGGATGTTCCTGGCCGGCGAGGAGGTGTATTCGGACGGCTCGGTGATCGTCACCTTCGGCAGCAAGACCGTAACCGGCATCGGGACGGAGTGGCCCGCCTCGCTCGCCGGCCGGTTCCTCTGGGTGGCCGGGGCCGACAAGAGCTACGAGATCGACTCCGTTGATAGTGTCAATCAGACACTTACTCTACTGGAGGAGTACCAGTCCCAGACGGACCCCTACGCCGCCTACGGCATCCGCCCGCCCGTGGCGCAGCGGCGGCTGGTCCAGTTCTCGCGCGCGGGCAAGCCCGAAAGTTGGGCGGCGGCCGACGCCCTCTTCGTGCAGGAGGACAACGACGACATCGTGGGCCTGATGCCCATGGGGTCGTTCCTCTACATCCTGGAGCGGCGGCACGTCTACCGGCTGACGTTCCAGCAGGACCCGCTGGACGACGGGTACGTCTTCCTCGCCTGCAACCGGGGCTGCGTCAACGGCCGCTGCTGGGCCGTGGTGGAGGACGCGGCGTACATGCTCGACGAGGCCGGCGTCCACATGTTCACGGGCTCGCGGCAGACGGAGCCGGTGTCCCAGCCGATCCAGGACCTCTTCGAGCCCGGCAACGTGCGGCAGCGTTACCGCGTCCGCTGGGAGGCCGCCAAGCGCTTCCACGCCGTCTTCGACCCGGCCCAGCAGCTGGTCCGCTGGTTCGTCACCCTGGAGGGCACCGGCACGCCGCGCCACGCGCTCTGCCTGGACCTCCGCTCGAAGGCGTGGTGGGTGGAGGAGTTCCCCTTCCCGGTCGGAGCCAGCTGCGTCGGCACGCTGAACGGCGAGCGCCGCGTCTTTCTGGGCGGCCCCGGCGGGGCGGTCTACCTGCTGGGCAAGGGGTCGCTCGACGTGGCGGACCCGGCGCGCGGCACGGTGCGCGGCGCGGTCACCGCCAGGACCCCGCTCAGCCTGACGGACGACGCCGCGTCTTTCGGCGACGACGTGGCGGGCGCGCCCGTCGTGCTGGTCAACGGCGAGGGGCGGGGCCAGTGGCGGCGGGTCGTCGAGGCTACGGCTACTACGCTGCGGCTGGACCGCCCGTGGAACACCCTGCCGGCGGCCGGCGACACCTACCAGGTGGGCGGCGTCCGCTGGCGCTACCGGACGGGCTGGTTCCGCTGGGCCGTGGACGAGCAGGAGAACCCGCGCCGGCTGGAGATCCTGTTCGAGCCGTCCGCGTCCGAGCAGACGCTGGACGCCTACCTCTACCAGGACCGCAGCGGAGAGCCGGTCGCCTGGGACTCCACCTACGAGCCGGACGAGCTCAACGGCCTGGGCACCGTCGCCGGCCGGCAGGCGATGACCGGCGACCTGACCACCCGCTCCGGCTGGATGCAGCGGCGGATGGACGGGCACAAGGAGGTCTACATCGACGGCCCCCGCCTGCTCAGCTGGGGCTTCGAGGGCGTGGCGAGCGAGGACGGGGCGATCATCTACCAGATCACCATCGACGGGGCCGTGGGGGCGCAGTGACATGGGACTCTTCGCGAAGCAATCGATCCGCCTCCTGCGCGAGCGGTGGAACGACGCCACGGAGCTCGCGGAGGAGATCTACGCGATCCTCAACAACGACGAGCCGCTCCAGATCGACGGCCCGGTGACGATCAACAACAACACCAGCGGCCCGGGGATCACGATCAACAACGGCGGGCCAGGCAACACCGGCGGCATCCAGATCAACCGGCAGCCGGACCCGGGGATAAACTTCCCCGACCTGCCGCCGGTCCCGCCGACCACGGCCCCGGTCGTGACAATCATCTACAACGGCGGCAACGTCACCTCCGGACCGGACCCGAACGGCCAGCAGCCGGTGGGCGGCGGCGGAGGGGGCGGCTGTTTCCCCGGCAAGATCCTGTCCGGCTCCGGAGACACCTACAGCGTGGCCGTGTACGAGAGTGGCCTGGCGGGGGAACCGAAGACGCGGGTGGTGAAGCAGCTCCAGATCGACCCGGCCGAGACGATCCAGGAAAACACCTGGGTGATGGTCGGTAAGGTCGGAAACTCTTTCTTCATGATGGTGCCGGTGTGGCTCTGAAACAACATTCTCCGCTGAGGCTCCCCAGCAAGCGGCGCGCCTTCACGCGCCTCCCGGGAGGATTGGATACCCCGGTAGGATTGCAGAACCCGACCGATTACTCCTGGGCCGGGAGGCCGCTCCGAAGTGCCGACGCGGAGTACCTGCCGGTCCACGGGTCCATGGCCACGTTCCTGGACTACGACCCGTTCGTCCTGTCGAACTTCGGGCTGGACCAGACCGGGTCCACCATACCGATCGGCTTCAGCGCCATTCCGTTCGTAGACACGGTGTACTTTAAGCCGGCGGCATACTTCGGCCGTCAGAACTTCGTGGTGCGCGCCACGCGAACGGTGATTTTAAACCAGTTTTTCATCCTGGACCATGGGATTATCCCGGCGGCGCTGTCCGGCGTCGCGGACAGGATGAGCAGCGGCGGCGTGTCGCTCATATCACCGTTTCTTGTAGAAATGGGAGCGTCGCTATTGAGTAATTTGTTGCCGCACGACTCTTCTCAGACGATTCCCACTAACGGCGGCGAAGCTAGCGTGGATTACCCGTCCGGCGACCCGGCCAACTGGACCGGGGGCGAGACGCTGATCATCAATTGTTTCGGCAACCTCCAATTGTACGCGCACTCAACGCCGGACAAAACGGCCATCCCGGAAACCCAGCTTGTTGACGCGGAGCTGGCCAACTGGGACACGATGCGACCCATCTTCTCGCGCGTGCGCCTGATCTACCTCACCTTGGGGAACGGGGAGACTGATGACAGAAATCTCAGGCTTTACGAGGCGACGATGGGGCAGGTGGACCGTTTCGCGGGGCACGGCGACGTGGTCATCCAGCACCTTGGCATGGACGAACAATTAGCGCAGTTGAGTGGCTGGGTCACGTCGAACCTTGCGAACGCGGTCAGCGATTTCTTCGGCCTGTAGGGATGGCTTTTTCGCCGCCGGCAAGGTATCATATGTACAGTGCCAAGGACGGGGTGAGCAATGGCCGTATCGACGATGACTGGTGGCATGGTTGATCCGGCCCAGCAGCAGGGCTGGGTGAACCGCAGCCTCATGTATTCAGCCCCGCGCAGCCCCCTGGCGAACTACCTGGGCGGGCAGCAGCAACAGCCGGCCGCGACTCAGCAGGCCCAGCAGCCGGCGGCCTCACAGCCGAGTCCGCTGGTGGACTACTTCGCCCCCTACCGTGGCCAGGCGAACTTCTTCTCCGGCCACGGCGCCAACTACAACCCGGCCCAGCAGCAGGCCACGGCGCCGTCCGAGCAGGGGCAGGGTTCGGCGGCCCAGCAACAGCAGCAAAGTGGGGGCCGGCAGCCGACGGTGCCGGCCGGCGTCGATCGCAGCGACTGGCTCAGCTTCGGCTCCTGGCTGGAGCAGGCCCACCCGGGCCTGGAGCAGGCGCGGCAGGCGGAGCGGTCGCGGATCTACAACGCCTACGGCCGCCCGGCCGCGTTCATGCCGGCGATGAACAACGTCGAGCGGGCGATGCAGGACTGGGAGTACCAGGTGGCCAAGAATTACGGCTACGCCGGCGCCCGGCCGAACTTCATGCCAGGAATTACCGCCACTCATTAACGAGGTGACCCATGCCCGTGCAAGGGTACATGCCCTGGAACTTGAACGCGACCAGTGGCGGCGGCGGCATAAAGTTGCTGACGCCGTACACGCAGGTGGACCCTGACGTGGCCAGCCGGAGCGGGATGGACTACGTCAACCAGCAGCAGCAGATCAAGTCCCAGAAGCAGCTCCAGGACGCGCAACTGGCGGCGCAGCGCTACGGCGTGGACGTGAACGCCGGCGTCCAGCGCGAGGGGTACGCCAACCAGGCGCGGATCGCCCAGATGCAGTCGGACGCCTCGAAGTACCCCTACCTGCTCAAGCAGCAGCGGTGGGAGCAGATCTGGCCGTTCGCGCAGAACCTCCTGGCCGGCGGGCCTGGCAGCTGGATGTCGGGCTACCGTGGGCAGGGGCAGGTCGGGCAGCAGCCCACGATCTCCGACGCCCCGATCTACAGCCAGATGGACATCCAGAACCAGGTCAACGCGACGCGGGCGCAGAATGACGCCGCCCTCGCGTCCAGGCAGGCGCAGCTGAGCAAGGACATGGCGGGGAAGGGGTACGGCTCCCGGTCGCCCTTGGCGATGGCGCTCAACAACGCGATGTTCGGCCAGAACCTGGCGGGGAACACGGCGGCCGAGCAGCAACTGCGGTGGAACGCGGCCCAGGGGAACGCGCAGCAGGTGCTCGAAGCGCAGAAGGCGCGGGAGGGGCAGTTCGCCTCCCGTCAGAACGAGGAGATCGAGCGGAACAAGGTCCAGTCCGGCATCCTGAGCCAGCTGCTGGGCGGCATCTTCTCCGCAGTCTGAGGGGTGAGTCATGTACGTGGACCCGACGCTTTTCGGCGCGCCGTGGGTGGACCAGCTGCAAAACGCACAGCCGGCGGTGCGGATGCAGGGGCAGCCGAAGCGCCTGCGCATCGACGCCGCCGGCAAGGTGGTCCCCGGCGACGAGCCGGCGGAGGGCGACTGGCGCTCGCTGGCGCCGGCGCGCCAGCAGGGGCCGTCCATGCAGAAGGCGACAAACGACTACCTCTCCGGCGACACCTCCGGGATGCTCCAGCGCGCCCAGGCCGGCGATGCCGCCGCCATCGACGCCATGCTCCGCCGCGCCCAGGAGGACGGGCAGCGGGCGGCGAACGCGACCCGGCTGCCGTTCGGGCTAGGGATCTTCGACCAGGCGCACTCCCCGGCGGCGCAGGCGCACCTGGCCGCGCAGGCGAACGCCCAGCTGGCGCCGCTCGTGGACCAGGCGGCCAAGGCCCCCGTCGATGCGTTCCTGAAGGCGATGGGGCTGGGCGAGCAGGCGTTCCAGGGCGACACGAAGCGCGCGGAGGCGGCGCTGCAAGAGTACGGCGCCAAGGTACGCGGCCCGCAGCAGGACGCCCTGGCGCTCCAGCTGGAGCGCGAGCGCGGCCAGACGCAGCGCGACGTGGCCGAGGCGGCCGGCAAGGCGACCTTGCAGGCGCCGATCGTCGCCGGCATCGCCGGGATGGCGTCGCAGGGCGCGCCGGCCGACAAGATCAAGGCGTTCGCCGAGACGGCCGGCGAGGCGACCAAGGACTTCGCCCAGAGCAAGCAGCCCCCGAAGGCGGGCGAGCCGGCGGTGAAGATCGACGCCGGGTCGAAAGGGACGGCGGCGGAGCGCAACCGCAAGATCACCGAGCGCGAGGCGGCGCTGGCCCGGCTGGGCTTCCTGCCGCCCGGCGCCCAGCCGCCCAAGGAGGGCGCGCCGAAGTTCTCGGCGGACGCCCTGGTCAAGGAGCTGATGGACAACCCCGAACTCGCCCAGGACGCGGCGTTCGCCAAGACGCTGCGCGAGCGGGGCGGCGGGGGGCTCGACGCCGCCGGCGTCAAGGAGGCAGTCGCCAAGGCGTTCATGAGGCGGGCGGACAAGCTGCTGCCCCGGGGCGAGCAGGACACGACCTTCGGCGGCGCCCGGTACCACCTCCGCCGCGACCCGGGCGGCTGGCAGGAGACGCGGGCGGTCACGCTGCCGGGCGGGCAGGTCGTCCACGCTCAGGACATCAACCTCCCCGGCGCCGGCTGGTGGCACGGCTACGGCGACCTGGTCCCGTTCTTCACCAGCGACAGGCAGCGGCAGCAGTACCAGCGGGAGGCGACGGCGCTGGGCGACCTCCTGCGGCAGATGTACGGCGGGCAGTGATGTGGTCAGTAGTGCAGGGGGACGTTTTTCCCTGGGTACTCTTTGACAGCGGCGGGTCGGTCTGTTAGCCTAGCCAGCCTACGGCTGGCGCGGCAAGAACCTGTAACGATCCGCCGTGCTAGGCCGCGCCAGAGCGGCATCATAACAAGTTCGCCTACAAAACGATGACTGGATTCGCCGAGGTCCTGATCGAACTATTGCCAACCGATAAAGGCGGGCGACGGACTCCTATTTGCCTCTCGACCGACACCCCAACTCATTACCGGCCGCATTTTCGGGTTCGCGGTGGCGATGGCGAGGTGTTGGGCGTCGAGTTCGTCGATGGTCCTGACGAGCCGCTTGCACCTGGCGGAAGCACCTACGCCACGGTTCGGTTCGTCTACGAGCCGGAGGTCTGCTACGATGCACTTGCCCTCGGCGCGGAGTTCGACATTCTCGAAGGTGGGCGTGTTGTTGGCGTTGGCCGAGTCTCGCGAAGATAGTCGAAGGCGAACCAGAAGCTGCACCTGACCGGGGCCGCCGTTGTTGGCTCCTGGGAGTTCTTCTGAGTGTGCTGGGCGGCGGTCAGTCGGCCAGCTGCTGGAGCGCCCTCACGCCGGAGAGCCGCTCGGTCGCCCGCTCCAGCAGCTGTCGGCATCTTTCGCGGCCGACGCCGAGGTCCTCCGCGATCGCCGCCAGCGTCTCGGCCTCCCCCGTCAGAAAGCCGAAGTGCCTCAGGACGATGAGCGCCTCGCGCGGCGGCAGCGCCTTCCGGACGGCGTCCGCGATCTCCAGCCGCGTGGCCAAGTCCGGCTCGGGCTTAGCGCGGATCTCCAACTCCTCGCCGTCGTCTCCGGCCGGCAGGGGGTGGAGGATCCTCCAGCGGCGCAGCGAGTTGCGGACGGCGCCAACGGCCCAGGTGGTCATGTGCGTGCTGGGCTTCACGCCGCGCGCGGGGTCGTAGCTCTTAGCCCCGAGCAGCAGGCCGTAGTAGGCGGTGGAGGTGATGTCGTCGAGCGTGAGCCCCAGCTGCTCGGCCCAGCGCCGATACCTCCAGGCGACCGCGTGGGCCAGGCCGAAGTGCTTGGACACGTCGATCGCGACGGCGCCATCATCCACGGGCGCAACGTCGGCGGGGAGCGAGGGGGCTTCCGTGCCAGCCATGCAGTTCTTCCTCAGAATGGGACGTGTGGGAGGGGTTGTGTCTCAGGCATTATACCGGGCCACGCGCGGGGAATATCAGGGTGGCCGCCGTGCTACACTGGCAGCATGAGGATGCTCCGGAGGCCGCGAGCGCTGGGAGGTTTGTGATGCTCACCGTGATGCTGCTCCTGTCCGTGATGGTGGCCCCGCCGCCGAGCCCCAACAGGCCGATCCGCGCCGAGGAGTTCGTGGGCTGCTGGCGGATCAACGACGACCTCTACCAGTTCTCGGCGGACGGCACCTGCCGGGAAACTATCGCCAACGCCACGCACGTCGGCGGCGTCGTCTGGTTCAACGAGAGGGCGTGGTCTTACAAGGACGGCGTGCTGATGCTGGGCCGCCTCGGGCCGGGCGGCGAGAGCGGCCACATGCTGGTGGCCCGCCACCCCGGCGGCGGGTTCCGCCTGTACGGCGAGCCGGACAACGGCGTCCTGCGGCGGACGCAGGCGCCGGTGGCGGTAAAGGAGGGCAAGGATGCTCGGGCTGGTTCTCGTGACGGCCATCGCGGGGGCGCCCGCCCCTAAACAGAAGGCGCCGGCCCCGGCCGCCCATGGTCACCTAGACGGCGCCGGGCGGGTGGACAGCGACAAGGTCAGCGGGCGCGGCCGGAGTTGATAGGACTGCCCCCGTTAAGCTGCGAGGGGGCGAATGGGGGTGGCAATGGACACGAAGGAGTGGTACAGGAGGCAGCTTGAGAGGCCGGAATGGAAGGAGAAGCGGGCGGAAATCTATGAACGCGACCGCCGCACCTGCGTAGATTGCAGCAAAACCGGCGTCAAAATACATTGCCACCACGAGCACTACGTCACGGGCAAGAAGCCCTGGGAATACCCTGCTTATGCCCTCGTGACGCTCTGTGCTGCGTGCCACGAGAAGCGTCACAAGAAGCTGATCCCGAAATTCGCCAGCCACGAAGAGGCGGAGATGTGGATACTCTTCGCCGAGATCGAGGAGGAGAAGCTCAGGTGGGAGCTGGAGAAGAGGGCCGATCGCATCGACGAACTGGTCCGCAGGGGGGCAACCTGGGACAGCGAGAACCGCTACTACGCGCTGGCTGACCGAAAAGGGAAAGAACGGTTCTACGACGAGGAAGGGAATGAGCTGTGACCGCGAAGTGGCGCGGCGACGCACGCTGCTTCAGAAGGTGTCATCAGTTGAGTCGATCTCCTCCAACATCAAGAAGCTGGCGGCGAAACGACCCGGAGGGTCAAGCCCAGCCGCCAAACTTCTCCTCCACATTCTTCGCCCTCTCGATCGTCGAGGTGCTCTCGCCCTCGCGCCGCCTCCTGACCCAGGCCCGCAGTCCCAGTCAGATGAGGAAGCCGATCGCCTCGGCCAGCAGGACCAGGCAGACGGTCAAGATCACCAGCGTCGCCTCGCGGCCCAGCGCCCGCACCCAGAGCCAGACCAGGTAGCCCACGAACTGGACCAGAAGCACCGCGCAGACGGCAACGGACACCAGGATCAGGTCGCGCCTCATAGTCAGTGCTCCCCTTTCGCGATCAGGTCGGCGACGCGGCCCACCGCCTCCGCCGCGCTTGGGTCAGCGGCCGCCTCCCGCCGCAGCTACCAAACGATGCGTTCACGCTCACACCCGGCCGCCTGCGCCGCCGCCTTGACGGCAGACCTGTTCAGGTGCTTCTCACGCCGCCACGAGTACCAGGTCATAAAACCAATGGCTGCACTCATGAGGGCGATGAAGAGGGCGAGGATCAGCAGAAGCGGGTCGGGTAGCATGGCAAGACCCCAAGTAGCGGCCGGGGCGGGCGACCGGGTTACAGCGCTCCCAAGTCATGCGGATCGCAGGTATACCACCGAGCCCGTCCTATACCGGAGGTATAGCTATACTCCCGGTTCGGACGGGGTCGGCGCGCAACCGCAGTCGTCGGCTCGCAGGTGGGCTTCCAATTCGCTGCCACGGGGCCACACTCCACCACAGGGTATCTCCTTGTGTTCGTTTACGCGAACCAGAGATAGGCATGGTGGAGGGTAGCTTCAGGATCGTGAAAAACTCCACGACGGCACTATGAACCAGGTCGGCGTGCGACTGGGGGGCCACCCGGGGCCGGGTATACCCCCTCACGCGGCCTTGCTGTACTTGCACCGCATGCCGCGCCGCTGCATCTCCTCCACCGCGTCTGCATCCTCACGCCGGCGGTAGTACCCCGCAGCTGCACGCCAGGGCAACAGGCCACGGTGGCGCGTGGGGCCGGGCAGCTGCACTGGGCCGGGGGCATCGCGCGAAACAACCGCCTTTCCGCGCCCAGATTGCCGCAAAAAGCCTGCGGGCTTTTCGTCGCCGGAAGGTCGCCACTGGAAAGCTCTCGCGCGCACGGAGCAACGTCAATGCCGACGAGGAGGATCGGAAAAATCCGGTAATCCCGTTTGACGGGAGCGGTTTTGCTGGGAAGAATGGTCGCACGGCCGATGAAATTGCCCCTTCGGCCCTCCGCTAATTGCCCTCCCCCAGGTGCGGGGTGGGGCGGAGGAATGGGCCGGCGCTGCTGGAGCAGCCCGGCCCCCGGGCAGCACTAACGAGGAGTGCCACCGTGAGCGATCCTATCACCACCCCGACCGTAGCGTCCACCCCGGCCGCCAACCCGGAGCCACACGCGGCGGCCGAGCAGGCCGCCCTGGCGGTGACCCGCGCCAAGGCCGCGCAACAGGAGGGCGAGGCCCGTGAGGAGCAGGCCCGCGAGGAGTGCCAGGCCACCCTCAAGGCCCTGGTCCGTGCCTACAGCCGGGGCGAGCGCGACTACCGCCAGGGGTTGATCGAGGCCGGCCGCCTGGCCCACGACTACATCACCCGCCGCCTGACCCTGGGCGACAAGCGGGCCGCCGCCGTGCAGGCCATCGAGGGCCAGCTGGCCGCCTACGCCAGCGACACCGTGGACGTGAACCGGCTGGTGCGCGTGTACCAGGCGTACCGCCTGCTGTGCGATGAACCCGGCCTTGCCAAGCCGGCCGCCAACGTCCCCTACGGGCACTACCGCGACGCCTGGTGCCTGTTGGTGGAGCGGATCCAGAAGGACACGCCCGAGGAGGGCTACGCCTTGCTGCCCGGCTCCGAGCAGCAGTGCCTGGCCGCGTTCGCCGAGTGCGTCAGCGGCGGGCTGAGCAAGGCCGCCTGCCTGGAGCGGGCCAAGGCTCTAGTGCAGGACCACGCCCGCCGGGCCGAGGAGCAGGCCCGCCGGGAGTCCGAGGCCAAGGAGGTGGCCCAGCGCGAGGCCGTGCAGCGGGCCAAGGCCGAGCGCCAGGCGATGGAGCGGGCGGAGGCGGAGGCCAAGGCCAAGGCGGTAGCCGCTGCCGCTGCGGAGCAGGAAGCCAAGGACGCAGCCGACGACGCGGCCAAGGCGGAGGCGCTGGCCAAGGCGGAGCAGGCCAAGGCCGAGGCGGAGTTTGCCCGCAAGGCAGCCGACGCCAAGCGGTTCGCGGAGGAACAGGCGGCTCGCGAGGCGGCCCGGGCTGCGCAGGAGGCCCGCGACGCGGCGCGCAAGCAGGCCGAGGCCGAGGCCCGGCGCGCCAGCCAGGAGCGGAAGGCGGAGCGCCGCGAGCGGAGGCAGGAGCAGCCGCAGCCCCCGGCCCCGGAGTGCCGTGGCGAGAACCTGCTCAAGAGCGTGTCCAAGGCAACCGTGAAGGACGCCGCGAGCATGCTTGTGGACGCGGTTCAGGGGCACGACGACCCGGAGGCGCTGCTGTACGACCTGGTGCGGGCGCTGCTGGCCGGGCACGCCAAGCTGCCGGCGGAGGCGGTGGCGCGCACGCTGTTCCTCGCCCTGGACCACGCCAAGGCGAAGCTGCCGGAGCAGGCGGGCAAGGCCGTGCAGGCGGCGCGCCTGGTGCTGACCCGCAAGGACAAGGGTGAGCCGAGCGCCAATGGCAAGCCGGTTCCCGCCGCCGCCTGACACCGCGCGTAAGCCGAACCCATCGCACCAACCACTACGGCCCGGACGGGGACTTGCTCCCTGCCCGGGCCGTTCGCGTTTCCCCCTCTGATCGCCCGTTCACGGGCATGCCCTTTCCCGCGTCCACGCGGCCCGTGGAGCGATCGCGGGCCGTTGAGGCTGCCTCGGGCCGTCTCACCGCTGCGATCGCCTGGAGGTCATTCTTGGCCCCGCAAAGGGCATGTCCCTGAAAAGCTCATCGCGGACAGCGGCGACCACTGGATACCCTGCATCCCGCACACACCTGCTCGCGTCTCGCGCGTTGAGGCCCATCGCAGCTGCTGTTGGCGCAGCCGGGGCACGGCAGTGACGCGGCTACTACTCAATCTTGCCGGCAGGTTGTCATGGCGCTGTCATTTCGCGTCAAGATTGCGCAATGCCGCTCGTTTGTGAGCTTCGCCGTGCGGATGGCGCAGGCGATCGACAACACAACTTCCCCATGCCTCGGGAAGATTCCCCGGAGCTGATGGCGCAGCCAGGGGCCGGCACCCTCATCCTCGGGGTGCGGTTGGCGCAGGCCCACACCCCGCCCGGGCGCTTCCTTCCTTCGACCCGCACGCGGGCGAAGATTCCCGGCCCGCTTGCAGACCTCCCGGGGTATTTGACCCTGCGGCCTGAATTTGGGATGATTGGACCCGTTCGATAGCTTTCTCGTCTCCCTCGCCCAACCCCACACACAACCCGACCGAGCAGCCGGGGCGGACGGCCCGCCCTGGACCTCAGCCCGCGCCGTCCGGGTCCGGCGGCAGCCCTGGAGTACGCACCGTGAGCCACATGGTCGAGAACATGTTCAGCGTCCGCAGGCCCGCCTGGCACGGGCTGGGCACCGTCTTGAATGACCCGCCCACCGTCGAGGACGGCCTGCGCCTGGCCGGCCTGGACTGGCGGGTGGAACGCAAGCCGCTCATCACCCTGGACGGCCAACGCGCCCCCGCCTTCGCCGTCGTCCGCGACAGCGACAACAAGGTGCTGGGTGCGGTCGGCGAGCGCTACCGGCCGTTGCAGAACAGGGAGGCGTTCGCCTGGTTCACCCCGTTCCTGGAGGCGGGCGAGGCCAGCCTGGAGACGGCCGGCAGCCTGGCCGGCGGCTCCCGCGTCTGGGTCCTGGCCCGGCTCAACCGCTCCCCCATGGAGGTGGCACGGGGAGATGAAGTGGTCAAGTACCTGCTGCTGTCCAACAGCCACGACGGAAGCCTGGCGGTGCGGGTCGGCTTCACCCCGATCCGCGTGGTGTGCAACAACACCCTGACGATGGCACACGGCAGCAAGGACAGCCAGCTGCTGAGGGTGCGGCACTCCTCGCGCGTCGTCGCCAACCTGGAGAACGTCCGCGAGGCGGTCAACGCCATCGACGGCAAGTTCGAGGCGACGGCGGAGCAGTACCGCCGGCTGGCCACGAAGGACATCAACCAGGCGGACCTGAAGCGCTACGTCGCCCGCGTCCTGGACGCCCCAGAGAAGCCCGGCCCAAGGCTCCGCAACATCCTGGAGAAGATCACGTCGCTGTTCGAGGCCGGCGCCGGCAACAACCTCCCCTCCGTCCGTGGGACGTACTGGGCCGCCTACAACGCGGTGAGCGAGTGGCTCACCCACGAACGCGGCCGCAGCCCTGACTCCCGCGTCAACTCCCTGTGGTACGGCGACTCGGCCAGTATCAACGCCCGCGCCCTCACCGCCGCCCTGGACATGGCCGGCTGACCCTCCCTCCCGCACCCCGGGCAGCGCCCGCCCGGGGTCATCACCTGGAGATACCACCGATGATCTTCTTGCCAAAGTGTGTTGCCCCGCTAGCCAGCTTGGCGGCCGGCAGCGACACCCGCTACGCGATCTACTGCGTCCGCGTCCGCGAGCTGGCCGACGCCCACTTCCGGCTGGAGGCGACCGACGGCCGCGTCCTTGGCATCCTTCGCGGCCCGTCTGCTCCCACGGCCGCCGACCGCAAGGCCGCCGCGTCCCTCCCCGAGCCCGACGCCCTGGCGCTGGAGGCGCTGTTGCCCCGAAGGGGCTTCCTGGAGGCGATTCGCGGGCTGAAGGGCGAGGCGCGGCTCGCGGTCCGGCTGGCGAAGCCGGAGGTGCTGATGGCGTCCGGCGACAGCCTCACGCGGCTGGATTGCCTCGACGGCCGCTTCCCGGACGTGGACGGCGTACTGCCCAAGAGCCCGGCCCCGGTGAGCTTCCGCGTAGACGCCGGCCTGCTGGTGCGCCTGCTAAAGGCGGCCGGCGCCGTGGCGGGCGATTCGTCCGCCGTGGAAGTGCTCTACTTCGGCCGGGACAAGCCCATCGGCGTCATCGCCCGGGGCGCCGGCGGCGTCACCTTCGACGGGTTGATTATGCCGCTCTCGACGTGAGGAGGGGCCATGACCGACCCCGACGACCTCGCAGACGCCCGCTGCCTGCTGCTTCGCTGGCTCGGCCCGCAGCCCACGGCCGAGCGCCCCTTCGGCATCCTGGAGATCTGCTCCGGCCGGGAGCGATCCAGCTACTTCGTCGAGCCGTCCCGCGACACCGGCCTCACCTTCTTGCTGAGCAAACTGGTCAAGGCCGACCAAGCCCCGATCTACCGCGTCATCCTGGACGGCAAGCGCTCCCGCTGCGACTGCCCCGGCCACAGCCAGCGCGGCACCTGCAAGCACCTGATCGCTCTCCGGCTGCTGCACCGGCACGGCCGGCTACCTTCCTGAACCAAACTGACAACCTGGAGACTCAACCATGAGCATCACGATCCGCACCGACGTACTGGACGCCACCTTCGCCGACGCCGGCCAGGCCACCCTCGCCCTCGCCCGGGAGATCCTGGAGGGAGCCGGCAGCATCGACATCGAGGTGGAGCGCCCCAGCGGGCGCAGCTACGCCGTGGACCACGACGAGATCACGCCGGAGATGATCGAGGCGGCCCGGGGCCTGCGCCGGGCCGCCGGCAGGTTGTGGCGGCTGCTGCGGCCGCTCTGCCATGTCAGCTGCTGACGGGACCACGGGGCCGGTCGTAATGGCCGGCCCCTTTCCCAACTTCTCGCCAGGCGAGGCCCCAACGCAGCCGCAACGAAGACGCAACAACTCTCTGTTGTATCAAATCACTCTTGATTCCTGGGGGTGGCCTCGGGATAGTGTCCCGGCGCTGCCCACCGCATGGGGCGAGGTTGTCCGGCACTGGCCTGGTCACGAAGAAGGGGGAGTACGCCGATGGCGCGAAAGAAGGAGATCACGATCTTCAGCTCAAACCGGCCCGGCAGGGAGGCGATGATGGCCGCTATCCGTTATGTTCTGTACGGCATGTCGATGGAAGAGGGCAGCCCGGAGACGGAAACTCCGTCATGTCAGGACGATCCCGAGCAGCGCTCGACGGGCGAGCCAGCAAAGACGACCCCGGGCGAGTGACGATCTGGATCCATTAGCTGGACCTGCGGGAGGTGACATGACGAGCCAGGCTGAGAAAGCGACGCTCACGGTCAAAGACGCTGCAGACGCGCTGCACTGCTCGATCGGCGCCGTGTACAAGCGGTTCGACCAAGGCGAGCTGCCAGGCTATAGAGTCGGCCGCAAGGTGCTGATCTACGCCAACAGCATCGAGCGGTTCAAGGCTCGATACGCGGTGCGCTCACGGTATGCTGTGCGCTGACCAACGTAAGGGGGATGTAGGGATGGCGCGGAAAACAGGCAAGGATAAGCAGCCGAAGGAAAGGAAGTCGAGAGACAAGGGCTTCACGATCGTCTTCAAACATGTGGGGTTAGACGAGGAGGCGGTGCTTGCCGTCATCCGGTCTATGATGTATGGAATGCCTCTAACCGAGACAAAGAAGTTGGCAGAACAAACCTGTCCAGGCTATCCCCAAACCCGTGGCCCGGTTCCGGGCCGCAAGGAAGGCAGCGTGAGCCCAGAAGAGGGCAGCGAGGATGAACGTCTCCTGCCCTGACGAGTGCCGCCTGCACGCCGGCCCCTACGCCGCACCGCCGCTCCGCGTAGGTGACCGCGAGACGTGCATCGTCCGGGACGCATTGTGCGTCGTCACCGGCTGGAGTGCCGGCCGCGTCCAGTGGCCAACGGGCGTGCCGGTCGGCGGACGTAGTGGACCAGGCTTCATCGTCACCGAGGAGCTGGCCCGGGCCGTCCGCAGCGAGTCCGCGAAGGCGATCCGCTGGTGGTTCGGCGTCGGCAGCAAGGCCGTCGCGAAGTGGCGGAGGGCACTGGGCGTGACCAGGACGAACAACCCCGGCACGGGCGTACTGGTGCGCCAGGCGTCAGCCCGTGGGGCGGCGGAAACGCGGGGCAGGCCGCTGCCGCCGGAGCAGGTTGAGCAGCGGCGGCAGGCGGCGCTAGAGCTGGACCTAGGAAAGCACTTGCGGGCCGGCTTGGCTTTGAGGGAGGTCGGGCCGCTGTGGACGGCCGAGGAGCTGGCGCTGCTGGGCACGATGCCGGACGAGAAGGTCGCCGAGAAGACAGGGCGCAGCGTCAAAGCGGTGACGGTGAAGCGGATCAAGCTCAAGATCCCGACGACACAGGACTGGCGCAAGAGGGTCCCTACGCGCGATATCGCGGAAAATGAGAGCCAGTGAGCGCAGCCCCTTGAATCTGTACTTCTGTACATATTAGGATTGATCTGCCCGCACTTCCCAGCAGCGGGCGCTGGGCATCGTAGCCATGCGTGCGGCGGACCCGATCGGTCACACGGACGCGGACTGCTTCTACGTCTCGGCCGAGCGGGTCCGGGACGAACTCCTCGTGGGCAAGCCGGTGGCGGTGTTGGGCAACCAGGGCGCCTGCGTCATCGCCAAGTCCTACGAGATGAAGGCCGCCGGCGTCAAGACCGGCGAGCCGATCTGGGACGCGGTCAAGAAGTGCCCCGACGGCGTCTACCTCAAGCGCGACTTCCGCTGGTACGAAGTCCTCTCCCGCCGCATGCTGGAGGTGGTGCGCGACTTCAGCCCCGAGGTCGAGTTCTATAGCGTGGATGAATTCTTCTTCCGGGCCGTGCCGCACCGGGGACTGACGCTCCAGGCGACGGCGGTGGCGATGCGCGACCGCATCCTTCGGGAGGTCGGCGTGCCGGTGACCGTGGGCATAGGCCGCAGCAGGACGCTGGCCAAGCTCATCTCCGACACCGCCAAGCCGTTCGGGGCGCTGGCCCTGCTCGACCGCGAGGCCGAGCGGTCGCTGCTGGAGCGCACGCCGGTCACCGAGGTCAGCGGCATCGCCTCCCGCCGCGCGGCGACGCTGGAGCCCTACGGCATCCGCACCTGCCTGGACCTGGCGATGGCGGACCGCCGACTGATCCGCTCGCTCATCACGATCGCCGGCGAGGCGCTGCACCTGGAGCTGAACGGCGAGCAGGTCACCCCGATCCGCACCGAGCGGCCGCCCCACAAGATGATCTCCCGGGGGGGTAGCCTAGGCGGGGCCACGTCGAGCGTGGCGCGCGTCTACGCCTGGCTGGTGCGCAACCTGGAGCGGCTGATCGAGGAGCTTCAGCACCACGGCGTCTGGGCCGGCGCGCTGTCGGTCCACCTGATGTACGCGGACGGCAGCGCGGCGGCGCACAACGAGGAGTTGACGGCGCCCACC